TCGTATCGGAAAATATGGCGCGGGAATCCGGCAGCATCGACTTGGCGGACGCCGCTGCCGAGGCGCGGATCGGCGGGATCGAATGAACCAGGGGAAGCATCGTCCAGCGGATGCCCGCTCGAAACGGCGGTGGGCGCGCCAAAGTTGACGTAGGCCGAGAAGGGGCTGGAGACGTATTGCGAACGGGCGCGCGCGTAGCGAGTGACGCGTGGCAGCCGCAAATCCTTAGTGAGCGCGCTGCCCAAAACCAATGTGTAGAGATCCGCGGTAAATGCCGCGTCCGATGCGATCTGGATTTCGTGCTGGAGCGTGGTGAGCGCGCCAGCGCCGGGAGTTATTTCGAAATGAAAAACACCCAGCGCACCGGTAAATGCCGCCCAGGAGGGAGGGTTGGGCGCAGTGATGGGGGCCGGCGCAGGCCCTTCGCCGCCTGGCGCGCTGGATGGATTATCAGAAGGCACGCTGACCGAAGCCGTTTCGTAGTGTGAGCGCCGGGCGATGGTGATCACTTTCACCGCGCCGCCAAAAGTCTGCGCCGTGCCGCCGCCATCCATATTCACGTCGGTTTCGACCCAGACAGCTCCGGTCTGCGCGTTGACGCTGACATTTTCACCCCGAATCGCTCCGGTGCCATAGCCGGTGTTTTCAATGATCCAGAGGTAGGTTAGCTCGGCGCGCGCATAGACGTACCCATCCACGGGGCTGGTGGGCAGCGCCACGGTTTGGCCGTGCGTGTAGGTGGCGGCGAAAACTTCCGGGCGCAGGATGGCGAATTTCGCGTTTTGGCTGAGGTCTTTAACGCAAGCGTCGGCGAGCTTCGCTCCCGCCAGGAAGAGCGGATCGTCGAGATCCGTGAACGTCGCGGCCTGAGCGGCCATGGCCGCGTTCGCCCGCTGCGCGAATACGATGACGCCGGCGCGCCCGTCCGTCGTGTCTGTTTCATGGTGGCCATCCCAGTAGCCGACCGCAGTGGTTACAACTCCCGTCGAGGAATCGACGGAGAGGCTTTTGACAAGGATGCGCCCTCCCCCGCTCGGCCCGGAGCGGTCCGCCTTGCCTGTGTAAATCCAGAACGGGAAGTAAGTGAGTTCGGAGCGCGCGTAGGCGTAGCCATCGTCGGGCGAAACGGGCAGCGGGACGGCCTGGCCGTTCGCATAGCCCTCGTCAACCTCGGCCCAGGCGACCGCGCCATCGAGAGCCTTGAGCGAGGCGTTGAGCGATCCGGTCCAGTCAGGTTCGACCGCGCCGCTGGTGCCGGAATTCTGGGCTCTGAACCAATGGCCGTTCGCCTTGGCGGTGGTGGGCTTGACCAGCGCGCCAGCCGCGTAGGCATGATTGGCCTGCCATACGGCCGCGCCCGAACCGTTGTCGATGAAAACCTCGTGGCGGACCGCCGAGCGCCGGGCGTTTTCGCTCAAGTTGCGGAAATCTGATTGCTTGGCGGCGGCGTCGAGCGAAAAGGCGACGTCGCCGACGTCGGTGAAGGCGGGCTGGGAAGCCATCGAGATTTTACCGCGCCCGCGTACCGCAATAGTCCACACGGCGAGCGTGCCATCGCGCGTGTTGGTTTGCGCTCCACCCTGAACGTAATAGGCGATGAGGGAAGAAACATTGCCCGTGGAAGGATCGACTGAGTGGTGCTGCTCCAGAAACGCGCCGGAAGCGCCGGGCCGGCCCGTTTGGGGATCGAAGGTTGTTTTGGCGGTCCAGGCGTAGATGCATTCCGCGCGTGAGTAGATATAGCCATCAACGATAGAGATAGGCAGAGGCACGGTTTCTCCGTCGCGAAATTCCCCGTAGAAAACCTCAACGCGCGCGGCGCCGAACTTGGCGTTCGAGCTGATCTTGGCGAGATAGGAATCAAGCAGCGGCTGTCCGGCGGTAAAAGCCGTCGCAGGCAAGTCGTAAAATCCCGGAGGTTGTCGGAGCAAAAACGCCATATTAGAAAATCTTGTGTCCCGCCTGGCCGTCGGAATAATTGCCGGTGGCCTGGCTCGAAATGAACATGTACTGATCCTTCTGCTCTTGCGTGGCCAGCGTCCAATCGGCCTGCGCGTCCGGAGCGATCTGATACGCCGGCATCAAGTCGAGCCAGTTGGCGTCGAGCAAGTCCAGCAAAACGTTTCCACGTCCAAAGTCCCAGCCGCGCGCTGTAACCAAGAAGAGCCGGTTGGTCATTCCCATCACGCCTAGATCGCGGTTGGGAATCTTGGAATGAGTAACGCGCACAAAGTCTCCAGGCTCGACGAGCGCCGCGTCCCACAAAACGCTCACGCTCAGGCTGATGGGCTTGAAAGCGTATTGCAAAAACAGCGTGTTGGCGAGCAGACGTCCGTAGGCCCAGGCCCCTAAAGCTCCGCGCTGCCCGCGCGATTCTATCACCTGCATTCCCGAGAGTCCGTATTTCGCCGCCGAGGCCGCGTTCACTGCGGTGAGTTCCGAGCCGAATTTCGAGCCGTCGGAATCGAAGCGATAGGACAGCTCATTCATGAATTTCAACTGCTTCGGCACTGGAAGCTCGACCAGGTTTTTGTCAGTCAAGGTCAAGGCGGCGGCAGGGGCGGCGGTGGGAATAAGAAAGACGGGTGTATATTGCCCGAGCGAGTTGGTGAAGTTGAATCCGCCCAAGGCTTTGAAAATTTCGAGGTCGAGGAACTGCTTGGCCTCGGGCGCCTTCGTGAGCGTGAAGTCCATGCGGTTGCCCGCGAATAGATTCGCTTTGTAGCCGGCGATGGCTGCCGAGTTGATTTTCCCTGCCGCCAGCCCCACCTGGTTTTGCAGGACGTCGCTCAGGATGTCCATCGGGTTGCCGACGACCGTCTTGCGGTGCTGGTCGGAAGTTTGCGCGCCATCGTCGGCGATGCGATAGATGGTTCTTTTGATCAGGCGCTCATCGTCGACCAGATGGAACGTATAGGCCGTGTTCGAGGCGTCAGAGTCGACCGAGTCGACAATCATCGTGGCCAGAGCGACGAAGTCCGAAAGCGCCATGCCGTCGATGCCCGTCTTGACCGTTGCCACGCGGCCCTCGAAGGTCGTCGAGAGGAAGTCGGAAGTAATCAGTCCGGCGCGGTCGAGCACGGTCAAGTCCAGGCCGGAGAGCGAGGATTTGCCCTCCAAAAGGTCCGCGCGCTGCGTCAGCGTGCCGATTTCCTTGATCCACGCGAACTGGCCGGCCGCGAGGGGCTGGGAGGTGATGAAGGCCCGGCCGTAGCCCGCAATCTCTACCAGATGGATCAGTTGCTTGGCCTTGCGGCGGTTTTGCGCGTCAAAGCTGGCGTTCGAGGCGATCACAGTATGTCCTGCCGAATAAGGAATTTGAGCTGATAAATCCCCGGCGAGCGGTACTCAAGCTGAACATCTTTATCCTCCAGCATGTAACTCGAATGCGCGGACAAATCCGCGTCGGGATAGTAATCGAACCGCGTGCCATTGATGGCGTAAGCGAGGAAAAGCGTCCACGCATCCGAGTCCGCGCCCTTTTCAATGAACGGCATGTCGATGTCGATAAAATTGTCGGTGCGCAGCCACACCGACTGCCGGACTCCGGCCGTCGAGGTGGAATCCTCGCGCTCCGCCGTCTCATGCAAGGCGGGGATGTTGCGCTGCGGATAAAGGAAAGTGAAAGAGGTCCCCCAGGTGACCGGCGGCAGCGACCCTGAAACGAGGCCGGTCGCAGGCTCCGTCCAATCGGTTGCGAGCGCGAGGGGCGAGACGTTTTGCTTGGTGCCTGAGCCGGGCGTCGTTCCCGCATAGACGTTGTAGCCGGTGGGCGGCGTCGAGCCATCAATGAACGCCTGGCCAGCTACCTTGGCGAGATTATTAGCAGAGATGGCGAGAGAGGCCTCCGGGCCGCGCAGGCCTTCCCCCGCCGCCGTCTGAAAGGTCAGGAAAACGTAGTAAGCGCGCGCCGCGAGCGCCCCCCCGGCGACTTGCGAGAGGACTGGCGCTTGCGGCAGCGGCGGGGCAGCGGGATAAACGATTTTAGGATTCGCCATTTCAGTTTAGCTCCGCGTCACGGGCGGCGCGAGCGTCGTCGTCGATACCAGGTGCACGTCGCCATTTTGCACGTTATCGTTGATCTGCTGGATGACTTGATTCAAATTGTCAGAAGAAATAACCCCGTCGATGTAGACGTTGACTATAGGCCCTGCGGCTTGCGGTTGGGCTGCCGCGGCGGCAGGCCCAATTCCACCTGCCGTCACCCCGCCACCCGCAGAGCTGGCCGCGGCGCCACCGCCGCCGGCGCTTCCTCCGCTCATAGCGCCGGCAACGGCGGCGACTTGGAGTCCGGCTACCGTGCCCC